GAATCAAGGGGGTAGGATTATTTTAGCACAAGGGGGCAGAATCGCTTGGTTTTAGGGGGCAGCTTACACTGGATTTTCCAACAGTTCTTACTGTATTTCAAGAGAGATTCAGTAAAATGCCTCACAAGTGTCCAATTTGTGGCTGTGAGAAATTTGGTATTAATGACATTGAGACTCAGGTCTTAGGGTTCAATAGAAGAGGAGCCGATATACTGAATAACGGAGAAGTTAACCAAATTCCTGCTATTGCAACTCATTGTATGCACTGTGGTCACATCGATTTGTTTGCTATTTCTATGGTAATGAACCCACTTGTCAAATAAATGTTTGACATTTCCATTCTGTAAGTTGCAGCACTGCGTCTTCTTTTTGATACAGTGCTCTTCTTTAGTCTTTTACCTTTTCCCATATTTTATTCTTGTTATACGTTAATAGACATTCTTTTAATATGCGCAAAACAATCATCCATAGCCTTGTCAAAAACTTCTTGACTTATGATATTTTTCTCAATTCGTTCCACGTATTCACCTGCGTAAGATGCAAGTTGGATGCTTGAATCACTATTACTTACATCTTCTCTGTTGTCAAAATATACATGGATGCAATCATATACTACTTCATCACCAATTTCATCAGTATTTACCCTAGCTATCGATGTGATTTTTTCGTAAGAAGTATGCGCCATGTGAATACACTTTCCAACGAGATATTGATATTTTGCCTTTTTTTTATCGGCTTCCTGTTTCTTTAGCTTCTGTATTTCAGCTTCTAATTTCTGTATTCTATTCATTTTTTATTTGTTTTACTCTAAACTTCAATTTCAAACTGCTCACTTTTAGCCGATGGCATTCGTTCAAGTAAAGATGATCCAACTGATACATAATACCCGTTTTCATTCTTGAGCGGAAGCCAAGCGCAATAAATTCCAGTCTTTTCATCCATAACAGGAATGCCAAACTTAGAAAGCGGTTCGCCATCAATACCTCTAAATTTTTTACGCCACTTGTCAATAAACTCTTTAGCATCCTTTTTGCGTTTATTCGGTTTCCAAAGAGGATTATCCTTGTACTCATTATTAGGAGAGAGTTTTTCTGGAACAAACGATTTCTCATTGAAGCCTATCAAATTGTAGCTCCACTCTGCAGTTATTCCAAACACCCAGCCATAACCGATAGCATCAGGTCTTGTACCGCAGTATTCTTGTACCATATCCTTTGCTTCTTCCTGTTCACGTAGAAGCTGCTCATTCATTTGTTTCAGTAGTTTCTCAAGCTCTGAACCTTGTTTTGCTATTATCTTCATTTTTGTATTGTTATTAGTTAATCCATTTCTGTTATTATACATCCAAACAACGCTCCTAAGTATTTCATGCCAAGATCGGAAACATAGTATGTGATTTGTTTCTCAATTTCAAATTCTCTTTTTGTAGCATATCCAAAAGACACAAGTTCTTCCCAATCATTATCAGGCTTAGAAACTATGTATCTGTTTCGATAAGAACAATATCTGTTCTTTTTCATATTTTCGTAACCAAGCCCAATAGCATGTTTCATCTTTTCTATTTGCCCAAATGACAATTTTATATCATTCATAGTTATTCCTCCTTTTTAATCTCTAATGAGCAAAAACCACCGGTTTCCGCTCGTATTAATACTTCATGTGCAGAAATGGCTTCTTTTTGCACATGTTAATCTCAATTCATTTTCCTCTTTCTATTCCGCTCGCTCTGTACCTCTGCCATACACATCTTGCACCATGACGCTTTCAGATGGTATTCCTTACCGTTACGACGGGCTGTCCTATCGAAAAACCGGGATAACGGAAGCGCTCTACCACAGCGGGTACACAGCTTACGCTCCACTCCGTCAACGACCACCCGGTTACGGGGTTTCCTCCTCACGATTTCACATGGCCCGCATTCGGACGCACCGTACCTCCTGCAATATGCAAGTGAGTGCTTGCCGCACTTGGAGAAGGAGGCGCAATCCGAGCGGGGAATTGTCTGATGGATATTCATACGGCATTCTTCATTATGTCAGTTTGCTGTCAAATATCTTAATGCACTCAAACAGATAATGCGCAATTATCGGCTGAACCGCATTGCCTATACACTCCGTTCGGTCCATCCTATCGGGAACCCCATTAGACTTTCCAGCAAATTTGGGTGAGGGTATTGACTGTCTTGTTCGCCATCCCGGATATACTCGTGTAAATTGCCCCGATAAGTAGGGCTTCCGAAATACCGATTTCTGAGTGCTCCTTTTGCCGTTGATTTCGCTGGGGTAGGCAATACAATATAATCGCTCCCTATTCTGTTGTATGCCAAAGTCGGTGCCGGATAGACATTGCCATTCCGCATCATACCCGATTTCGGAAAGGTCGCATAGGACTTGCTCGAATCCCCGAACAGCGAGCATTGGGCTGTTTTCAATGAGCACGTATTTAGGTCTAACTTCCCGTACAATTCTGAACATCTCAGACCATAGGCCGCTTCTCTCACCGACAATTCCGACACCTTTTCCAGCAATGCTGATGTCCTGGCAAGGGAATCCACCGCTGATGATGTCAACAAACGGAGGTTTTGAATACGTTCTAATATCTCTGTTGATTTCATGCTCTTCTCCAAAGTTTTTCTTTATTACTAATGATTGATAATCCTCAAATTCACAACTCCACTCGGTCTTTATGCCGGCAAGTGCCGCACCTAATCCAAAACCTTCTATGCCGCTGAACAGAGAGCCATGTGTTAGTTTACTATTCATCCTTCCGCTTCTTGTCGTTCATACTTCTGTTCCTGCTCTCCTTGGCAAGTTCGTCAATCATACGCTGAAACATCTTTGCCTCCAACGGGCAGCGCAGGCGCAGTGCGTTGTCACGCTGCCACTCCAATAATTCGATTTTCTTCTCAATTTCTATGTCCATAAAATTATTTCTTCTTGAATTTGTCACATATCCTGCCGTAGCGGTCACATGCGCACACCCTATGTCCCTTGGCCTTGCATAGACAAGAGTTCTCTATGAAATCCATGGAGTATGAGCATTGGCGGCAGCGGACGGGGGAGAGGGGTAATTTCTTCTTTGCCATTACTTACGTAAACTGATATTGCTTACGCGATTTGCAGCTCTTTTCATTGCTTCTGCATCTCCGCTTTCCACAAGCTTCCTTTCACGTTCAAGATACTCGGCATAGGAAATTCTGTTGTTGCCACGTTCTTCTATCTCCTTTTGGCGTTGTATCCGGTATTGCTCACGCTCATAGCGTTCGATGTCGATACGGCGTTCCCTGATATAGTCAAGCATGGCACTTGTAATCTTCATCGGGTCTATAGCACCATAGAACCGTCCATATTTACCAGACTTAAACCGTGCAATAAAAAAGCATATCTCAGCCGCATTAAGGTAATAATACTCAGAAATAAATATTTCTGCCAACTCATTAAGCTGCTCCCTGGCAATCTTGGTAGATACCTCTGCAAAGTCATTAAGTGTGCCGAATTGGATTTTCAACCATTCCAAAGGGGTTTCATCTCCATAAGTCGAAGCCAATAGCCCTAATGTAGGTATGGAGGAATTCATGGCTAAATCAGAGTGGGTCGCCTTGCATCTGACAATTTTGAACTGCAAATCGGGATTGTAATCAAGAATGAATTGTGCTGGGTCAGGATATTTATTCAATAACGCCCTCTGCTTCAAGTTCTTTTCTTTTTTTTGCGGCAGCTTCTCTGACGGTTGTAGCGACAGCAAGAACTGAATCACGTTTTCGCTGCTCGCTATCCTGTTGATTTTTGCTAATTCTTTCTCCATTGTAATTGCCTTCTAAAATCTTAATGAAATTTGTCGGTCTGAATATCCAGTCGAAATCACAAGACCAGTTTTGGTTGTTATGTCCCAAAAGGAATGCCGATTTGGAAACATTGTTGAAAACAGCCATGATAGCTTCTTTCCCATGTTCGGAAGCTCTTGCTTTTACGGCTTTCTTGCGTTTATCAGTCATTGTTGTCACCTTTGGGAGCTTTCCATCAAACATTCTGTTGAACGTATCCATAAGAGCATTATAATTTATCTTATCTCCCTCATTACTTTCCGGCGGTGCAGATTCCCCTTGGGGGGAATTATAGGGGGGACATTCTTCTTCTCTTTCTACTTCTATTTTAGTCACGTATTGTTCAGTGAATAATCCGTGATTGTTCCGTGATTGTTCCGTGATTGATAAGCAAATCTTTTCTTTTGCATTGTCTATTAATTGTTTAGGTATGTTCAAATCCTCATAATTAGGTCTGTTGATTACTTGATGCCGAGTGAAATTAGGCAGATATATGAATCTTTCCCCCTTATAGGAAAGCAGACATATAAATCCGTTTATCACAAGCTCGTTCATCCATTTTTCAAACTGTTGAATTTGGATTTGGTCATACGGAAACATCTTGGACTTTAGCCAGACCGAATCACCTATTACCACGCCAATGTCATCAGAGAAGAGCCATAGTTGGATATATAGCAATCTTGCATCACGGCTTAACCTCCCTATTTTTACATCATCGCAGAATTTTGACTTAATCATCCTATTCCGTGCCATGCTTGTTCATCTTTATTTTCATACATCTTTCAAATATTCTGTTACCACTTCTATAAACTCGTCAAGCGACCGGACTATGACATATTTAGCACCGATACTCTCAAACTCTTTCTGATACTCTTTCTGGCTCTCTGACTGCCTGCCAGTCTTTACCTTTAATTCTATTCCACAAAATGGATAGAACTTGTTGGGGATAAGAAGTATCAAATCGGGGAATCCTGCGCGGACTCCCATTTGCTTGAACTTTGCCGCTTCAATGGCGTTGCGCTTCCCTCCGTTGGGAACACAAGCAAGCCGTTTCTTCCATTTAGGATATTTCAAGTCCCAATATTTAATTATAGATTTTTGGAGAGAATCTTCTAAATGTCTCATATATGCTTTATTTTAAGTTCAACATTCACCGGCTTGTCTTTCATCGTGGAGAAAGCGTCAAGCAGCTTCTCCTTGATTGTCTTCAAAGGCTTTGTCAGTATCTGGCTCTCGACTATTTCGAGAGGTATCTTCCTGCCGCTATACGTGATTAGGGACATGGAGGTGATTATGTAAGGTTTCATATTACTTATTAAAATCCCAATCCCACTCCCAATCCTTTTCACTTATTCCTTGCTCGCAATAAGCACTACCCATGTGGCCTTCTATCTCTTGATACAGAGAACGAACCAACTCTTGCTCTCTTTTGTCAAGTTTAGACATTAGTCTATCCATGTCTTTTTGACTGAATAAGTAGTATGATTTTAACTTCTCATCAATAACCATTTTAGCACCATCCAATGTCCTTTCGGTATAAAGAATGCTACCTATCTTGAAATAAAATATCCCATCAGAATCAATGGATATTTTAACTTGTTTATATTCCCATTCCATGTTATTCTTTTTATTAAAAGCCCCGAAGCGTATTCTCCGGGGCACAACCATTATTTAAGACCCGTGCCATTTATGTGTGGCTCACATTTATGTGGAGAGCCCGGGCTCGAACCGGGACGAGTGGTGTTTTTGCGGTTATATAATTTTAAATTATTCTACCTAAGATGTCTCGCAGGTTGCCGGCTTGGTTATTAACGGTTATCCTGGAATTTTGCACCTCACATCTTGATTA